TCGGAACTTTTTAATATGGCCTCTGCACAGTTGTAAGAGGTTGAAGGATTTCCAGAAGTTGCTCTTGCCTGAATTCCTTTTGTTGCCGTTAAGAACACAGGATTGCTTGTGTCTTTAGGCGGCTGAATTTTCAAGCCATAGTCTTCGTATCCGTTCTTATACATATTGGCGTATGATATCCAACGAGGGTTATTGCCAGATCCTAGATCCTTTCTGGCGATGTCAATAATGACGTCTCCGGGATCTGAATAACCGGATACGCTCCAAGGCGTAGAGGCTTTTATCTTTGAACATACAATCTCGTTGTTGTCCAAATCGAAATAAACGAGGCCATTTTGGGAGGAAATTTTTCCGGTTGCAATGTATGTAGCATTTATATAAAGCTTCCCACCGCTGAGATAAATGCCCTGAGTCTGCCCATTATTGGTTAGACGGTTGAAGATTTCCTGCTGAACCAAGGAATTATTTAAGGCGTCCGTGTAACTCTTTGCATTAGACAACGCTCCGCTTGCGGCATTGTTGGCAATAGTCTGAACCGTATTTCCTCCAACGGTGGCGGTAGAAGCAAGCTGAAATTCGCCAGTGTCCAGATTCCAGAAATTGTAGCCCTTTGCATCCTTCAAAATGCCCGTGGTAATAGCGGCGGCGGTAAGGTTAATGACGTTAATCTGCTGTGCATCAAAGGTGCCGTCAAGCGTCCACGCGCTATTGAATGGGCCGTTATAACTGGAGCCGAAGCCTATGCCATTTTTGTTTATACGAAGAACCTGCGTAGCCGTGTCTTTGTCATCTGTATTCATGACAAGGATCTCATTTGGCTGTCCATTAGCATTAGTGTTGATAATGACATATCCACCAAGACCACCAGTAATGAGCTTTGTCGCCCGTTCTATAGCAACCTCAAAAAAGGATTTTGTAGGCAGATTCTTTGTGGCAGATTCTATGCTCTGCTTGACAGACTGAGCAAGACTGGCATTGACTTCTCCAAGCGTGATTGAATCATAATGATCAAGGAGAACATTATAATCGTACTCCACCACTCTTGTAGTGTTGTCTACACCCAGCTTGTCATAGTAAACAGTGACCGTATCTCCAAGGCTGACTCTCTGAAGAGGCGCAACGTCTTTGTACTCTTCAGTCTGCCAAAGCTGAACAAAAGATATCTTTACGTTTATTGGAATGACATTTTTAGCATTGTTGTTGACATAAGTTCTTCCCCAATCACGAAGCTGTGCCACAGTCGGGGCGGTCTGGAAACTGGCGCTTGCATCCACAGGCACAATCATTCGGTAAGGAAAACTGAAGTAATTCGCAGAGTAAATGACCTGATCAGATACCACCACCTTCTCAGTGCCGTCCTCTTCTGCGCCAGACCAAAAAGGAACAATGCCAGTCCAGAGATTGGTGGCATCCGTGGTCTTTACGATATCCGTAAGGTTTTTGCCGTAACGAATATTTACGCCGGAATCCTGTCCTCTATGATTGCGTAAGATGCACTTAAAGTGATCGAACTCCCATTCGCCGCCATAGACATCAATGACGGACCCCTGAATACCGCCCATCTGAGTCTTAATAGCAGTAGGAACCTTGACTTCCATGTGACCGGAAGTGGCTTTGTCTGAAGAAAACTCAAAAGGCAATTCGTAATACGAATTATTTTTTAGCCCCATAAGAGCAGTCTGCAGGCCATCGGCAGAGAAAGGCGCAACCGTAGACTTATTGAGGCGGTAGGAGATATGAGCCGCATTTATAGTGACTTTGCCATCTATCGGCCTGCTGATTCGGTAGATTTCAAAAGGCTGAGGGGAATGCGTGTCGTCATGGTCACTATAGATAATCATGTGCTCATGCATCTCGGAGAAGTGAGCGCCATCTATAGGATAGGTCATTTCTAGCTCATATTTACCGTTAAGAGCTTCCTGCACATTACAACGTATGGCACTGGACAAACGTCCAATGCCATTCGTTACGAATTCCGTTTCATTACCGGGATACAATACAGGAATCATACCGTCCACCACCTCGGGATCACACTTGCTGTCAGACCTGTGGCAATTACATTGGTATTGCCGGAGGGCAACTCAGGGAACTTGCCGTCTGTAACAGAAATATAGCTGTTATAGTTCTGTTTGGTCTGGCTATTGTAGGCATCTTCAATATCGCAGTCAATGACCATATTGCCGGGATTTTGGGATACTGTTATTATGCTTGCGCCTACAGCTATTGTACCCGTTCCCGTGATTTTTATCAAGGGCTTAGCAGGAAAAAGCGTAGGATTGTAAAAAGTCGTAGTGCCGGAAATCGCCGTTTCCTTCTCGCCTTCTTTAAGGAATTTCTGAGGCTTACAGTCAAAAGTAAGATCAAAAACTCCTTTGTTTCTTTGCGCAAACATGCGAGGCTCTATCGCGCCTAAGAATCTTGCCTGCCGAAAGTATTCAGGATGAAAAGAATCTTCCAGTCTTTTATAGCCGATCTTAGAGGCGAGGCGAGCAAAAAAAGCCTGCAAGGTATCATCCGCCCGATCTACAATAGCACATGTGTAGGGGACGGTAAGATTGAGATATCGACCATTATCAATATGAATGTCTCCATTTCTGCCGGGGACGCTGATAGACTCAACGTCCCTTTCCACGCCATTATTTATTTTGGCATCCAAGACATAAATGTCATAGTCGGCAGAATTGATGTCATCGAAAATCAAAACATTACGCCATTCCATAAGCTACTCTCTCTCTATCATACATAAAGGTGAGGCGTTCCATAATAAGCTCGGCAAGCTCGTTGACATCCTGATCTTTAGCATAAACGTTTATGACCGGAGCGAAAGTGCCGTATTTTGCGCCGTTCTGCTGATCGGCGCCTTTATCTTCTACAGAGCTTTTCACATCTACAACTTCTGCAGGGTCTGCCTCCACAGCTATGGCCTCCGCCATGTCATCTACTGCGGCCTGAATTTCCGTAAGCGGAACGGCTTCGGCAACCCACTTTTTCTTTTTAGAGAAGCCGCCTTCCGTGGCCGCATTGTTTATTTTCTTAAGCTCAGTTTGAACTGCCTTTGCAGTGTCCTTGGCTTTTTTAACGGCTTTTTTAGCGTCAAGGGCTTTTTCTGTAGCTTTCACAATCAGGTTGCCATTGCTGTCAATACCTACCGCCATACCTGCGCTGATCATCTTACCGATCTTATCGCGGAAAAGCTTAGAGGGAGAAGCAATGCCAAGGAACTTTTTAGCCGCTTCAAAAGCGTTGCTTGCCGCATTTTTAGCCGCATCTACGATAACGCCGCCAGCTTTCGTGATGCCTTTCGCAACACCATTGATTATATTCTTGCCGATGTTTTTCCAGTCATATTGCGTAAACTTGCTTGCGGCATTGGCCACGATCTTAGGAATCTCTGCAAGCAATGTAGGGACTGCTCGAATAATACCAGATACGATCTGGCCGATAATCTCAATGCCTTTTTGCAGGAACTGCGGCAAATTCTGAGCAATAGTAGCTATAACTTTCGCGAGCACGCTGGCAATGGAAGAAATAATTGCTGGCAAATTCTGCCCTATACCAGTGATAAGCTGACCTATTATCTCTACGCCGCGCCTTATAAAATCAGGAGCTTTTTGCATGATCGTAGAAATAAGATTCGACAGCATATCTCCGATAGACTTTATGATATCAGGAATTTTTTTGCCTATTCCGTTGTTGAAATTGGATATAAGACTGCCTCCGTATTCCAGCAATCTGGGAATGTTGGAAGCGATTGTCTTTATTATCACAGTCATCATCTGGCCTGCCATTAAAAGCAAATCAGGTATTTTGTTTGCAATTCCGACAGCCAAATTGATTACTATCTGAGTTCCGTTCTCTACTATTGACGGGAAGTTCGCCATAATAGCGTCGCTAATAGCCGCCATAACAGAGGATCCGATTTCCATAAATTTTGGAATGCTTTCTTCCAGATTAGTGAGAACTCCAGAAACGCCTTGCGTTACAAGAGCGATTCCCTTATCTGAATCACCTCCAAAAATCTCAGTCAGACCATCCATTACCGTAGCCATAGACGGAAGAAAATCAGACATTATATTTCTGGATATGCCAGAAAAGGCAGTCTGCATATCTTGCAAGCTGTCTTGATACCTTGCCGCCGCCTTCACAGCATCGTCTGACATCACTCCGCCAAGCTCATTAACGCGATCCTTCATTTTTTGAGTGTCTTCTGCACTTGTATTAAGAAGCGCGCCAAGCTCTTTGGCGGATCCACCGAGGAGTTTTTGGGCAGTGACAGTGCGCTCTGTGCCAGACTCCATCTTTTGAAGCCCTTCAATAACTGCTCCAAAAAGTTCTTCCTGAGACATGTTGGCAAGCTGGTCTTGCGATATACCTAACTTTTCAAACTCCTCAGCCCCTTCAGAAGCCTGCTTTGACAGCGTAGTCATTCCTCTTTTCAGGGAATCAATGGACGTTCCGCTATGCTGAAGAACAGCATCCCATTCCTGATACGCTTTGGCGGAAATTCCCATTTTCTGAGAGGCTTTGTCAATATTGTCTCCATAAGAGGCAATGTCGCCAGTGCTTTTTACAATGCCAGCTCCGACTCCAACGATTGCGGTTCCAACTGCGGCGAAAGCGCCAGCGCCAACTTTGGCGGCTGTTTCAAGGCTTACGCCGAAACTGTCCGCTTTTTCTTTTGCATCATTTATCCCGCTTTCATATTGAGAAGAATCTAATGTTAGTGTAGCCGCAAGTTCAAACAAATCCATGTTGTCACCTCCCTTCCATTTCTTTTAATTTGCCTCTTATTCTGTCCTTTATTTCTTCAGGATCTGCATTTTTCGTTTGCTTTTTAGAAATCATATCTGCATATCTAATATTGAATTTGCCCATTTCATACAAACAATCCGTAACATAAATACGGTATGCGCGTTCGCGTTTAAGCTCTTCAGCTCGCGCTTGCACATACCGTATAAAATGTTTTATGCTGGATCTTTCGCCTCTATATTCTCCATAGCAGAGCCAGAAGAGGTCTCTTCCGGTTTCTGACCCTGCGAAGGAAAAAACTGTGCAAACGCAGGATCGTTCAAAAGCTCCAAAAGCATTGCCGGAATCTGAAGTATGTTTGGAGCATACGAGTCTGGATCCTCACCATTTATCAAGGCAAAAATTTTGAGAATAGACTTTGGATGCTTTTTCATAATTGTTTTAGCAAGCATCAATCGCGTGCTCTTCGCGGCCTCTTTTACTTCTTTATCCGTAGCAATTTCCGCGACAGGATCAAGAATTTCTGCCAAAACATTAATGGCCTGCTCTCCTTTGATTTCAGAAAACTTCATAAACTCTCCTTATTACGGCTCGGTAGTTTCTGCTTCTCCAGCCGTGCTATAGAAAACCATAGGCATAGTGTCCTGATCGTTAATAGAAACATGTCCAGTGATCTCAAGGGCAACCTGCCCTTTGCCGTTCTTGGTAGTCTGGAGAGAAAAGCCGCCAGTAGAAAGAGCATTCTTCAGCTGAATGGCAACCATGCCGCCATCAGCCTTATCTCCTACCCACCAGATGTCGGTGAAGTCGGTCTGCTTCAGATCTCTGCGAGGAGTGATCTTATTGCCAACCACATCAGCCGCACCGAGAGCCATACGAATCAGCTCAGGAGAAGTGCCAAGGCCAGTGGTGGCAATCCGGCACTCCCAGCCGTCCAGATGCTTAAGCTCCTTCATATTGGTCGGCACGTTGTCGATATCCTCACCATAATCCGAATAGGTCGGAACGCAGGTTGGATTGATGCCGCCAGTAGTAGCGCAAATAATATCCTCATCTGCCGGAGCGGCAGGATGTTCGGGGTCAAATTTATTGAGCAGGACGCCAGCGTCAACCTGCAGATCGTTAAAGGTGTCCTGCGGAATAACGGTAAACATTCCCATAACTATTACCTCCGTTAAGAAGCGGAAAAGAACTCCGCCATGACATTGATGTATATTCGCTTTACTAAATCGTCTTCTTCGTTCATTCTCTGAGCAAAAGGCGATCCCTGAGTGGCGAAAATGTATTCGCCGTTTCCAAAAGACTGCAGGCGGTAAGGAGAAAGAGCTTTCGCTATTTCATCCGCTTTCTGTGAGATCCGCTCCCAGCTTGTAGAATAGTCCCACAGCGACGCTCCGAGAGAAATCGGATTTTCAAAAGTGGCAACCGCCGCAGAATATGTTATATATGGCATCTTGGCATCATCCGGGACAGAACTTTCGTCATAGGCCGTCCAGCCAAAGGAATTCCAGAAAGCGTCAAGCGCCTGCCATTTATCAGTCATTCGGCAATCTCCACTCTTCTGCAGATACCTGACGCATGTCCAGCCTTGCGCTTCCCGGAGTCTTTTTCTCATCACCGTCAGAGGTAATGCGAAAAACTTTTCCATCAGAAAGCCGCCGAATAACGTCATGATACTGCAGGTTCATGTTCTTGCGTGTGGTGATGGTATAAAGCTCGGTTACGCCTTGCTTCTCACCAATACGCGCCTGCATGGATGTATCAAGGACAATCGCCGCCTGAAATTTAGCGCCATCTGTCCAAAAAGCATTGTACCCACCGTAGCCATCCGGCACAGTGGTTTTGTCCATCAGTACAAATGCTTCCATTGCCTCGTCAAGTAAGCTCATATCTTCCTCCATCTGTTTAGTCGGCTTGCAAACGCTCCTACCCAGCTTAACTCCGCCGAACCTCCGGCAGAACCGCTCCCGCCAGTAGCTCGGGAATAACTGTATCCTCCAAAAGATTCGGAGGAGTAAGGAGAAGCGATAGCATCGGCATTTTTATCAAGCCAAGCATCTATTTCTGCAGAAAGGGCAATGACAGCAGGAGGAACAGCCATTGCCCATACGGCACCAGTGAAGGACTCGTCCGTCAGAGCAACGCTCCCGTCCCCATACTGGTATACACCATCATTCAAGGCTGAGCCTACAATGCGAAAAAACTGGCCTTGCTTTAAGGACATATCGTCTTTGAGAACAAGTTCACCGCTTGAGATCTCAAAGTCGCCAAACCACTTTGGCTGTCCCCGGTCAAACCAGTTCCTCAGCTCCTGACACAGATCCGTCAGCATCTTCGATCACCACCTTTTCAATCAGCGGTATGCCTCGCAGATTCTTTTTGGACATCAGCTCTTTTGCCCTTTTCTGACTCACTGTGGCACCAGAGCGAGGGAAGGGATCCCCCGCTCTGTAAATATGGCCATCAGTCAAGTCTTTGAAATCGACTATGACTTTATACATTATCAGGCGCCTCCGGGTTCAGTGGTGGCGTCCGTCTCCGTTACATCTGCAACCCACAGGGAGTCGGGATTGTACAGGACAGGCATGAACAGGGAGCTTGCCTTCGTCCACAGGACAGTCGGGTCGTTCTCCACCCACTGCGTGATATAAACGAAGGGAGACACGCCGCTCTGAGCGACATCCAGCATCTGAGCGACGTCCGCCTCCGGGGAATCTCCCCACAGGCCTACGCCCATCTTGCCGCCAGCGTTGGTAGCGAAGAAGGTAATCTTATCCTTCGGGAAGTATCTCTTCGCAGAGATATTCGGTCTGCCAGTGGTGGCGTCAATGGTAGCCTTCTCGCCATAAGTCAGGTCATTGGTGATGATCTGAGTAATGCCGAACTCCTCCGCCAGATAGTTGTCAAGAGCCGCCCGGCCAATAAGGGCGCCAACGCCAATATTGCCGTTGATAGCTTTCTGCAGGGCAGTGTTGCTTCTCAGTTTGCCGATGTTCTTTCTGGAGGTATAAATGCCAGTCAGAATGACGCCAGCGTCCGTAGCCTTTTCAACGATCGTCTGAATCTGAGCCGGAATATCGGCATCTTTGGAGACGTTCAGCTCCAGACCAACATGGTCTGTCGGCACACCGTAATCCACAGTCAGGTCGAGGTTATTCTCCTTAATGGTGACTTTACCAGTGGCCAGCAGTTCATTCTTGGCAACTTTAGTACGAGTCACAACCTGATCCGCCAGACGGATACCGTCATTCATAACATAATCATACAAAGCGCTGTCGTTCTGCACGCCGGATCTGAGCAGAGCGCGCATGCGCTCGGACTGGTTGATCTTAACCTTGATCAGACCCTTCTCGATGTTGTGAGTATCAATCGGCACACGGAAGGTGGTATTGGCCTCCGTATCAAATCCGTGGAAATTAGCCATCACCGGGATCTGGTACTGAGCGTTAATGGACTCCCACTCAGCTACAAGATTATCGGTTTTCTGATCGCCAAACAGCAGATCCGCAGGATCGTTCGGGCGAGAGACATCGAAATCCATGTCCAGCCAGTCGGTCTTCGGGATAAATCCCAGAATGTTATTTTCCCAAGCAATTCTCGGCATATTTTATCCCTCCTTTAGTCGTTCGTCCAGTTAGGACGGGTTACGGTCGGCTCATTCACAAACTTGAAGCCCTTGCCCTCCAGTGCGGCCCGCACACCAGAACCCGGAGCTACAGGCAGTCTATCCAGAATGACCGTACCACTCAGAACTACAGAACCGGGCATATCGCCCGTAGTAACATCAACATCCTCATAAACGATCCCCTCCACAGTGGAATCGTTAGCCGGGTAAAACGTGCCAGCCTTCACGTACTTAGCGCCTTTCGCGTCAGTCGTAGCGCCAGCCTGATGAATCGTTCTGGTCTTGCGCTCGCACTCTTCGCGGGCGAGGAAGTAACCCGGCGCATAAACTTTGCTGGTCTCATCGGAACCAATAAAGCTCATCGTTATTCTCCTTTCTCTTTCGGAGCCGCACCATACATGCTCTGGCGATACTTTGCCGCAAGCTGTGCCGCACGACTAGGAGTATTGCCTCCACCACCGTTGCCGCCTCCGGGAGGCGTAGGAGTGTGAGCGCCTTTCTCCTCTTCAGTCACAATGAAATCCGCCCATTCCGTCTCAATGTTCTTCTTGAGATTTTCAGCATCTTTCAGAGTGCCGTCTTTCTCGATTTCCAGCTTGTCAATGTCGGAAACTTTGAGGATAGAGTCAATGCGTTTTTCGGATACTTTAGCATCCTTCAGCAGTTTTCGGTAGGCCTCGATCTTTTTAGCCTTCGCTTTCTCTGCTTCCACAGTGGTCTTGTACTGATCGTACTCGGTCTTCAGCTCGTCATACTGTGCTTTGTACGGATTTTCGCCGTTCTGCTCTGTTGCCTTCTTCAGGTCGTCCAATTCCTTCTGGACACCCGGCAGAGCCTCAGCGTCTTTCTTGTACTTGTCGCGCTCGTCCTTCAGCGCATCTACAGTAGTCGTGTGAGCATCAATGATCTCGTCAATCTTCTCAGCATCAATCCCAAGTGCCGCGAGAAACTTTCTGGTCAGTGCCATTATTGCCTCCTTTTCTTTGCAGGAACTCCCTCTCCTGCCAGAGCTTTTCTTGAGTATAGCATGGCAAAAAGAAAATGTCAAATAACTTGCGAAAAATCTAAGTGCGCATTTTTCTCTACAAATACAAATAAATCAGCTATCGTGAATGTAGTGTAGCATTATCCTACATTTCCATAAACTTCTCTATAGGGCTTATTTTTTCTAAATGCTTTTTATACTATTTTCCCTACATTCCTACACTACCATAAAAAAATGATAAATAGATAAATATAAATATAGATATAATAATATTAAAATGTCAATAGTTCGCAATCATTCTTTTAATATTCTTTAAAAAACACTTTAGCGCTTTACAGTGTAGGATCCGGATTTTTTGCTACACTAAATCCTACACTTTTTGAGTTTTGCTACACTACCTATTGACTCGATAGGTTGATTTTTGGTGGATGTATTGCGCTCAATTTTGTTTGAGGCAACCAGAAAAGGGCTTTGGATGTCAAAAGAAAAAGCGCCTATCTCTACTATTGTAAAGATAAGCGCCTTTTATTTTCTCTATTGTTGTAAATTACTCAAACGATCTGGCACTAGCTTTTTATGGCTCTTTCCGCAATGCTTTTGTATTCGTTAATATGATCCATTACAGCTGGCTTCAAATATGGATGCGCCTCTGTCTTGCTTGTCCCAAATTCCTGATATACGGCGTATTCTACGTTTGTTCCAATTACTACAGAGTCACCGTTGACAACATGCGTTATACTGTTTCTCAACCTCCCTGTGTCTACAGGCGCAAGCAGTTGGGCGTATCCTTCTACTTGTAACCCAATCATTTCCAGCGCTCTTTCTTTTGCATCCTCAAGAGCCTTTGAAACTTCACTGGAATGATTTTTTATATTGAGATCAAAGCGCATCTGTTACCTCCTATATTCCCTTGCGTATATCCGGCGCATCCTTTCTGCAACTCTGTCAGGCTCTAAGATGTCCTGCGATTCTCCATGTTCTTCTTTCCATTCGTCATAAGACATATCGCCAAGTTTATTGTTGCGCCGAAGACCTAAATCTTCCGGGTCTCTTTCGAAGCCTTCTATTTGTGTAATCATAGTGCATCGGCAATTCCAGACATTAGCAGGATCAGCAGATGGATCACCGGGATGATCTATCTGCCCAAACTCGTTTTCAAAGGGCTGATCTATTGGAACCGTTTGACCATCCAGCTCCCTATGCCAGTCACGGGTTCTGTCGTCTAAAGACGCGACCCACGTCTTCTTTATTTTTATGCCCATGTCGCTTGCTCTGTAGTAGCTGTCCATGCGGCCTGCGTTTTCCGCTTCCGTTGTGGAAGTACGAGCGTAGCGAAAAGCGGCTTTGCGATCCTTCACGCAAAGAGTGCTCGCAATACGTGCCGCCATATTAGGAATGCTTTCGCCTTGCAAAAGAGCTTGCGTAACAACGCTTTGTATCTGCCCTTCCTGCCATTTCACCGCTTTGCCAGTGCGTATTTTTTGCAACATGCGTTTCCCGGGAGGTTGCAACACTTGCGGATTGTCTTTCAAAAGGCGTTCCGCAGATTGCTTGCTGTAAAGAGTAAAAGACGTTTCTACTTTTGCGGCCTTCTCTACTTCAAAAGCGGCGTAATTCGCATTAACAGCATATACCTGCGGCATATAGCCATTGGCAATACTTTTGGCTATCTGTGTTTTGTTGGAAAGATCTGTCGCAATGGTTTTACGCATCTGATTCCATCTTTCTCCCACAGCTATCTGCCCAACTCGCCATTGCTTATACTCTTGCAAAGTTATGGTGCCTTCTTTTAGCTGTTGCAGTTTTCTGGCATCTTTTTGAGTAAAAGCACGAAAGTGCTCATTTAATTTACTGCTGAGCTCCTTCTGCGCCTGACTGTATTCCTTGCTGATTTTGGATTCCAGTTGCTCCAGAATTCTGTCCGTCTCCAGCCTGCCCGGATCCCTCTTCATCTTCCGTCATCCTTTCGATCTCGTCATCCTGCATCTTACTAAGAATGTCATTTACCTTGTCGGCATCTCCAAGCAATTCCAAAATCTTTTGCGCAACATATTCTTCCGGCAAATAAGTCGCGGCCTGAACAATGGTTTGAATATCTTCCTGCGTGTTAATAATCATGGATCTGGTAAAAGTAGGATCGTCTTCAATGCCTGCCAGTTCCAGAATGGACTGCAAGAAGTCAATGACCTGATATTCGTACTGATCAGCCTTGTTATTCATCGGCTCATAAGCGGCCTTAATCTGGGTAGCCGTAACGGCTCCGCCTGCAATGCTCTTGATGTCCAAGGCCATAAAGTCCTCGTAAATATCCGAACGAAGGCGATCTAAGATGGCTTCCCGGCTGGCGTAAGGAACTTCAATGCTGTGAGATTCCGCACTTGCGCCAGTGTCTTCTACCACAGCGGCCTTTATGGTCTTCATGTGCTGGACAAAGTTGACCAGATCAATATCATCCATGCCTCCGGCATTATTGATCGTCCAGTAAATGAGGCTTGCGTCATCAATATCATTAGCGAATCCGCTCTTAATAAGGTCGTAAGCATCAATAGACATCTGAATGCCAACAAGCTCGCTCTGATGGTGCTCATTCGCCCATAACGGGACGATAGGGAAAGAAGGGTAATTCTCCCCGTCATAGATTTCCTCGCCGTCTGCAGGCGTTGTGCGGACTTTGA